CAGGCATCCACATTCAAACAGTTCACAGAATTAATAAAATGGTAAAAGAGAAACTAATATGCGTAATAAAAAACCAAAACTTGGAACAATAGTTAAAGAGATCACAGAGGCAGTTGGAATTAAGCAATGCGCCAAATGTGAGGACAGACAGTTCACAATGGATAAATGGACTCACAAGAAGCCAATTTGTAAAATCGATTGTAAGGACTGCCAAGAGTTTAATAGTCCGGAGCCTAATATCCCAGCACTATACTTAAAATACTTCGGCTTGGATAACACCAACACTAAAAGCGAAAAGATAATGGCGATAATGGTAAAGGATTTAAATAAATTATTTAACGATGGAAATTAGGAAAATTTCAGAGGTTAAATTAAACCCGAACAACCCAAGACTTATCAAAGACGATAAGTTTACAAAGTTAGTTCAGTCGATCAAAGATTTTCCAGAGATGCTAAACATCCGCCCAATAGTAGTTAATCAGGAAATGATTATACTCGGTGGCAATATGAGATACAAAGCCTGCAAAGAAGCTGGACTAAAAGAAATACCAGTAATAGTTACAGATTTAACAGAAGAACAACAAAGGGAATTTTTAATAAAAGACAATACAAGCGGTGGAGAATGGGATTGGGAAGTATTAGCGAATGAATGGGATAATGAACAGTTGGAAGCGTGGGGTTTGGATTTAGTTGGTTTTGATGCGAATGCAGGAGATTTTGGAGAAGATTTTAGTTTAGCCGACGGAGATAAAGCACCATTTCAACAAATGACTTTTACTTTAGCAGATGAACAAGCGGAGCAAATTAAAAACGCAATAGCAGATATTAAGGCAACGGAAGAGTATAAATACTGCGAAACATTAGGAAACGAAAACAGTAACGGAAACGCTTTATATTTAATTATAATGCAATGGGCAGAGCAAAGGAAATAATAGTAAAAGTAATACCGAGCAAGATTGCAAATGAGTTCGTAAAGAAACATCATTATAGCGGTAAGGTAGTGCCAAACTCAACTTTGCACTTTGGTTGTTTTCTTGATGATAAATTGCACGGTGTTATGAGTTATGGAAGTCCAATGATGAAAAACAAAGCACTTCCGTTAATTAGTAATACTGGTTGGAATGAAATGTTAGAGTTAAATAGAATGGCTTTTGATAATTATTTACCAAAATATTCAGAAAGTAGATGTTTTTCAATTAGCGTTAAATTGCTTAAAAAAAATGCACCACAGATAAAATGGATTTTATCTTATTCAGATGGAACGCAATGTGGTGATGGTACTATTTATCGTGCAAGTGGCTTTTTACTAACAGATATAAAAAAAAATACTGGAATTGTAAAACTTGAAAATGGTGAGATAAGAGCAAAAATGACATTTACTAAAGGTGCGCATATATTAAAACAAAATGGCAAAGCTAATATTCCAAAAGGAAGTGAATATTTAAATGGCTATCAACTTCGATATATTTACTTAATAGACAAAAGTTGTCAAATTACAGTTCCAATTTTACCATTTAGTAAAATAGATGAAATGGGTGCAGGAATGTATAAAGGCGAAAAAATAACAATAGCCGAAAGGCAAACATAACAACTGCGTGATTAGCATATACAGTAATGCGTTTGGCAATCCAGCCAAAAGAAAGGGTGCAATTCCACTATCACGCTCAAAATATTAAAGCAATGAACAAACAAAATCCAACACTTAAAAAAGCGATGATTGATGCGCTGGAAAAATCTTTGGGAATTGTTACAACCGCTTGTAAAAAAGTAGGCATAAACCGCAGTACGCATTACGATTGGATAAAAGAAGATGAGCAGTACAGAGATGCAGTAAACGGAATTGACGATATTGCCATTGATTTTGCAGAAAGTAAACTCCATTCTCAAATAGACAAAGGAGATACGACCGCAACAATTTTCTATTTAAAAACCAAAGGCAAAAAAAGAGGTTATATTGAAAGGACAGAATACCAAATCGATGTTGAAAAACCTATATTTAAACAAATAGACCTCGATGTTATTACAGACGACAGCGCAGAGTAAAATAAGACAATTAAGGAAACGAGTAAGGATTGTGCAAGGCGGAACAAGTAGTTCCAAAACCTTTACAATCCTTCCGCTTTTAATTCAGTACGCAATGGACACGCCAAACTCCGAGATAAGTGTAGTTGCTGAATCAATCCCGCATTTAAAACGTGGAGCGTTAAAAGACTTTTTAAAGATAATGCAATGGACTGATAACTTCAATTCAAACAATTTTAATAAGTCAAACCTAACCTACAAATTTACAAACGGAAGCTATATCGAATTTTTTAGCGCAGATCAACCCGACAAATTAAGGGGAGCGAGGCGTGATGTACTTTTTATAAACGAGTGCAATAACATTACTTTTGAAAGTTACCAACAGTTATCAATCAGGACAAAGAAATTCATCTATTTAGACTACAACCCGACAAATGAATTTTGGGTGCATACCGATTTAATAAACGATAGCAATTCCGACTTCATAATTCTAACGTACAAAGATAACGAGGCACTTGATCCAGCAATCGTAAAAGAGATTGAAAAGGCGCAAGAGAAAGCCAAGACTTCCGCATATTGGGAAAACTGGTGGAACGTTTACGGACTCGGTCAACTCGGAACGCTGGAGGGCGTTATATTCGAGAATTACGAACTAATCGATACAATACCAACCGAGGCAAAGTTAATCGGTTACGGGTTAGATTTTGGATATAGCAACGATCCGAGCGCACTTATTGAAGTTCACGAATACGATGGTAAAATAATTTGTAATGAGGTAATCTATTCGACCTCACTTTTAAACTCCGATATAATAAACTTAATGAGCCACGATAAACGCCTGCCAATTTGGGCAGATAGTGCCGAGCCGAAAAGTATTGAGGAAATTCGCAGAGCAGGATATAATATTAAAGCGGTTGTGAAAGGTGCGGACTCGATTAATTTTGGGATTTCAGTACTGCAACAAAGACAAATGTTAATCACAAAGTCAAGCGTGAACCTAATCAAAGAATTGAGGGCGTACAGTTGGGATGTTGACAAGACTGGCAAGAAACTTAACAAGCCGATTGACTCGATGAACCACGCCATAGATGCGCTTCGATACTTCGCAATGATGCAATTAGCCATCAAGCCTACACGAAAAGTAATAATTACATAAACAAAACAATATTTTTTAGTCTTATTAATATGAGAGTAGTAATTCCAACAGATTTAAAAGAGATAACCCTATCACAGTACAAGCGATATCAAAAGGTAGTAGCTGATAATGCAGATGATGAAACGTACATTTGCATTCAAATGGTTGCGATTTTTTGCAATATAGAAGTTGCCGATGTAATGAAACTTCCTGCGATTGAATTTGCCGATATAGTTAAGACAATAGCGCAAACACTTGACCAATCTCCTGCACTTACACGTACATTTAAAATGAACGGTGTTAACTACGGATTTATTCCTAATATGGAGCGAATCTCACTAGGGGAACACGCAACGATTGACACGTGTATGGGCAAAGATGAACTTACCGAGTTGATGCTTTCAGTAATGTATCGACCGATAAAAAGAAAAGCGGGCGAGTTTTACGAGATTGAGGAGTTTACTGGAGATGAATCTTTAGCGTTAAATTTTAACGATACACCGATGCACATAGTACGTGGCGCAATGGTTTTTTTTTGGAGTTTATTCAGCGAATTATTACAGACCACCCTTTGCTCTATTCCCAAGATGGCAGCGAGGGAGAAGCTGAATTTGGAGGAAGTTTTACCGAACGCTGGGGATGGTATCAATCCTTTATCACAATTAGCCGAGAACTTAAAATTAGAATTTCAGACGTTGGAAAAGAACCTCTTTTTGAATCACTCACGTTATTATCTTACTTGATTGATGAAAGCAAAGAGGAAGCACGTAGAATAAAACAAACACAACAGAAATGAACCAATACTACACTTGTTTAAACTTTATTAGAGATAGCATAAAAGGTGCTCCTTTTGTTAATACAATCACGCAAGGAACGGATATAATTGATAACGTAAAGAAGAATATATTTCCATTAGCGCATATTAATATAACGAGCGCATCGGCACCCGGACAAAGCAATACTTTTACTTTTGAGATTGCGGTCCTAGATATTCGCAACGTGTCAAAGGTAAAATCAAATAATAAGTTCTTAGGCAACGATAATGAGATCGATAATCTCAACACGTGTCACGCCATTATAAATTATGCTATTACCAAAATGCAGTTAACAAGAAACGAGTTTGATATTGAAATCGAAAACGTCTCGGACTTAACTCCGATACTTTTAGAATTTACAAATATGTTGGATGGTTGGAAAGTAGATTTAACGCTTTCTATTCCGAACAACGCAATGAGTGTTTGTTGTGAAGATTGATAACGTACAAGAGGCTTTAAATGAGTTCGGAAAACTTGTTATTGATCGGGCGAAGTCTAACTTAAAGAAAGGAGGCAAATACGGTTCACATAATACAAGTAACAAGTTGA